CCTCAAGGGGGCCCTTCTAAGCTGAGCTGGTTGACTACCAGCCCAGCGGCCATCACGCTCCTCTGGAGCAGGCCAAAAAATCTCCCCGGCGGTCGCCGGGCCAAGGCTCGTGAGCTATGGGGCAGTTGGCAGGTGATCCAGTGACGGCGTAAGCCTAATAAGGAACCACATGTCAATTACCTCATGGTCCAAGAGCGAGATCTGGGTGCCTACATGGGCACCTACTGTTGAAACGTATTACCGGGATTCCGTGCCCTCTACCCTAAGGGATAGGGAGGGGCGCTTGATCCTAGGTAACAACCCGTTTCGGCTCGACCATTACCGGTGCATCTCCCACTTCATCAGTGGTAAGGACGGCTCGGGGGCTTACCCCTCGCCTAACCCTACAGGGATTGTCAACCCTGTTAACTATGCGACCGAACCACTGTTTGTGTCTGGAAAAACCAGCGCGTCCAACAGGGCCTATGGCAAGTTCGTAAAGAACATGCGCCAGGGCCAGGGTTCCTCGCTAGGAGTCACCTTTGGCACGGCGGGTCAGTCCGTTGGGATGGTTCGCGACCGGGCTTCCCGGGTTAGCGACCTGATCACGAGGACTATACCCAGCCTACGCCGGATCAAGAAGATGACGTCGAGAGACGCCGCTTCTCTCTACCTCGAGTTCATCTTCGGATGGATCCCTCTGGTAGACGACATGCGCGATGGGTTAACCACCGCGCTCCTTCACGATCCCACCTGGGATAATAATACTGTGAAAGGTGTCGGATCCTCCGTCGTCCCCTATTCCGTAACGGGGACTTCCGCCGGTTATGACCTCAAAGACCTGGGCAAGCTCAGGACTCGAGTGACTTATACCGCGCGGGTAAGGGTAACCAACCCTAATCTTTGGCTAGCGAACAAGCTGGGTCTGGTAAACTCGGCTGCAGTAGCGTGGGATCTAATCCCATGGTCCTTTGTTGTGGGTATGTTTGGGAACTTTAATCAGATGATCGGGTCCATGACGGACACGGTCGGATGTACGGTTCTTGATCAGTCCATAACTACCACCTTCCGGTGGGCTGGCATTATCACGTCCACGAACCCAATCGATCCTCGGATCAACGGTTGGGCCATGTACGAGAACATCCAGAAGGATCGAAGCATCGGTGCTTCACTCGCCCCCACGTTCCAAGCTCGTCTTCCGCACATGGACCTTGGCTTGGCCTCTATGGCCACTGCCCTCTTGGTCCAGAAAGCGGTAAAGAAGGAGCCTGAAATTAGGGAACTCCATAAGCGCTACCTCAGATACAACCGGAAACCATTTCCGCCTGAGTACTCGCATCTCTAACCCTGTCACTAGGAGCATTATGCCCCAAGCCGCCGACCTCATCATCAATGACGGTCAAGCAACCCCGGTTGCGCAGACGTTCAGCCTCATTGCCCCAGCCTCTGGCTATGGCGGTGTCGCCGAATGGCGTCTCAAGACCGGTGCCAACGCATCGGTGTTTCCCATCGTCACGTATTCGGCCGAGCGCGACAATAGTCGCCGTGCCGGACGTGGTAAGGGTAAACTCCGCGTGCCTCAGTCGTTCGTGGACTCGACCACTGGGTTGACCAAGGCTGGCTCTGCCGCCGAGTTCAACTTCACGGTTACGGTCCCTGACGACTTCCCTGAAACGAAGAAAGCCGACTTCTCCGCCTATGCGGCGAACCTGTTGGCCCATGCTTTGTTCAAGGGTGGGGTGATCAAGGATGCTACCCCGCTTACTTAAGCGGGTACCCAGGCCTCCCGGCCTGGTCGCATTTCTTCTCGGTACCTTAGCCGGTACCTATTCCGGGGAGATTCACTTCTCCCTCAACGGGACCCTCCAAGAGGCTACACATGCACCAAGTGCACCAGCTTGTCAAGAGCCTAGCTCGAGACGTCGCCACGCCCCACGCGCAGAAGATTCTTCGTCTGCTTGAATGTGGGGATTACGTGGGTCTGCAACAGACCCGGGTAGACCCTTTGTCGTACGGGCCTGACGAAGCTCCCAAGCTTCGGATGGATCTCCTTGTTAACGAATTGCTACGTAAGTGCGATTTGGAGACGGGCGTCGACAAAGAGGCCAACGCTATTTGGACCTTTCATGAGTGTGAACAACAGAACGCGCGTACCAACGCGCGCCTGGCTGACTTCGAGGGGAACTACGCTTCGTGCGCAAGTGACCTCGACGTGCTCCGTTTTTTAGACGAAGTGCGGCAAGAAATCAGACTTGCACTCCCACCGGTTCCAAAGAGCCTAATCCCCCTATTTTCAGGGGGGGCCACCGTTGGTGACGGTAGTAAGCTTTCTACCAAACCTGACAAATTGTCAAACCGCCCCCAGGTCTATGGGCACTCTGTCGATTTACTCCAAAACTCCTTCTGGCCGACGCGGTGGGGTCTCCTTGTGAGAAACCGCCGCTCGACACCAGAGGTCGTGAAGGGGAACATCTTCTTCACCGTCCCGAAAGACGGTACGAAATACAGAGGGTGCGCTAAGGAAGCCAGCATAAACGTTGGCCTACAGCTCGCCGCAGCTCAGGAGTTACGGAAAGCTCTCTCCCACTTCGGGATAGACCTGTCGACTGGCAAGGACAAGCACATGCGCTTAGCCCGCGAGGGCTCGCGCTACGGCCACCTTGTCACCATCGACCTCAGCAACGCGTCCGATACCCTAGCTCGAGGGGCCGTGAGGCTCCTCCTTCCAGAGTTATGGTATACGTTGCTAAACTCGCTTAGGGCCACCCACACAAGGGTAGGGTCAGCGTGGTATCGGCTGGAGAAGTTCTCCTCTATGGGGAATGGATTCACGTTCGAGCTCGAAACGCTGATCTTTTGCGCTGTCGCTCGCGTTTGCGCCAGGGCTTGTGATGTCAACCCCGAGACCGTTACGGTCTTTGGGGACGACATCATCGCTCCAGCGGCTGCGGGTGGCGCGATATGCAGCGCCCTCTCCTTTCTTGGCTTCACCGTCAACAGGAGTAAAACGTTCCTCGATGGACCGTTTCGCGAGTCATGTGGTGGCGACTATTTTGAGGGACACCCCGTGAGGGGAGTTTACCTCGAGTCGTTGCCTCGGGAACCACATGAGTGGATCGCCCTACATAACAAGTTGGCCGCCCACTCCCTCACGGGAGCAAGGGCGGCTCGCTTGATCAAGGCCTTTGTGCCTCGACATGTATGGCTGTGCAGGGGCCCAAGCCGCTTCGGCGACCTGGTCTTCCACGACCACGTAGAAGCCCGTTGGAGCGTCACCCGCAAGGATGACCCCGATGAGCCCACCACGTGGCAATTCCGCGTTTGGCGGCCGGTGGCCCGGGTCTTACCCTGGTACCATTGGTCGCCCGACGTGAAATTCGTCTCTGCACTTATCGGTGAGAGCTCCAAGGGGGTGACCCCTCGAGTCAACGGCCGCGAGGCCGTATCGGGCTACACGCTCTCTAAGGCGTGGTATCCAGGTTCAACCTGGGAGCCCCTCTCTCCGTTGCGGTTCTAGTCTCCCAAGACTAGGTGGCCTTAAGCTGTTGCTTGAGGGGGTGACCTATCACCCG